TTTGTGTAGGTCGTGGCTTGGTCGGCTTTGTCGTCCAGTAGGTTGTTAACCTCAGATAATTGCGCAATCTCTATCCAGGCCTGTGCTCCTATTTCAGCTGTGGGGGATGCCCTGTAAAACCGTCTATAAGGGGAACGTACTTGTTGTATTTCTTGCTTGATATAATCACTGCTACTTCCTCCAATAGTTATAATTGCACGATTATTATCACCTGGAGGAAAGTTAACGTGACCGGATAGTACTGATATATATGTTCCAGCTGTAAGTATTAAGTCAATATTGGGTTCACCAGAAAAGGACCCTGCTCCTAGCCCATACTGATTAAACTCTGCAACTGTTTCAAGTTTTGTGTAGGTCGTGGCTTGGTCGGCTTTGGCATTAAGAAGGTTGTTAACTTCCGTCTCGGTGTAGGTTGTAGCTTGATTTGCCTTGGCGTCCAACAGGTTGTTGAAGTCAAATGGCTGAGTCCAGTTTTCTCCTTCGTCAAACTTAGGATTGACACCCGTATGAGTCTGTGTAGCTCTATGGATCGTCCCGTCTTCATCCTGTACATATGACTTGTTCGCTTGATACTGTGTTGAATCATCCCAATCGGGAATACCCGCCTGTACAATATGCGCGATAGCTCTTTCGTTACGATTGCGAAGCCAGTTCTCAAACTGGAACGGGGGAATTTCAGCAATCCACCCTTTAAGCTTTTTATCATCTGTAGGTTCTACAGCCTCGCCGCCTGAAGCCCATAGGTATTTTGTAAGATTACTCGGTTTTTCCAGTTTAGCCATGTTTGTTACCTCAGTTAATGATTGATGAGTATATCCCGCCGATTGTTAGTTTTGTCACATCGGGGTCTTTGAGTTCATAGCGCGTCTCCTTAACCTCTTGAGCGTGCATCCCTACCAGAGTTACTTTGGTACCCTTACTTAGCTCATACGGAAAAGACACCCTGTTAGAACTTAAAAAGTGGTTGTTTGACAGCGCACCTTCTACATACACTTCTGATGTATATGAAGAGTTATACGGCATATCAACATCCTTATCACCATCTTCTCCTACGTACCTTGTGGTAGCCTTTTTGAAAAGGCTGTTCTCGATCGTCATGAAGGTCTCTGCGATATCTTTTAGATCACCGTATCCTTTCGCACCTCTGACGCCTTGGAATGCAAAGAAGTTCTGCGGATCAAACTCCCTGTAGTTTTGTACACATACACCAGCAGGCTTTACGAGGAACGCTCTATCTACGCCATCAACATAAGAATACTTGAGAAGGCTCTTCTCTTGCTGCGTTAATCTCTTACCTATTGCAATTGAGTAACAAGCGGGCTTCTCGCCTTCAATAAGATGAACCTTATCAGCTTGGAAAAGGAACTTAGCGGAGGCGATTACATCCTCTGTTGTCGCTGTAGTGCTATTCCTGATAATCTTAGACTTGAGGAACAATCTGTACTCATCATCAGACAGTGTGATATTACCTGTTGCCTTCTCACCTAATGATTTCCACCTGCCGCCTTTCGTTCTATCATCAAGATCACCGTATGACCGTGCGATGGAGATACCTTCAAACCCGAAGAAGTCTATCAAGTTAGCGTCTATCAAAAGCCTCGATTGTCCAACAATCTCACCGATGTTGTCGAGCTGCTGCCCTTCAGCCCTTTCGATAAACTTGATGTCTGAAATACCTGAGACAACCTGCTGTAACTCTTCTGACTGCTGGAGCCACGTGTAGATTAGGCTGTCAAAATTAGGCTTGTTCTTAAATTGTTCTGTATACCTCCCTCTTGCAATGTCAACGTAATCCTTTATCTCGATACTCATAGGGTTATCTCCCGTCGTCTACGTTATACTGTAGAACGCTAACCGTAGTCCCTTTAGGGTATGTGGACAGAAGCTCTATAGTTGTCGGAGAGGTCACACTGAAATCAAGTTCGAAGGAACCTTCTATGTACAACGAAGGCATGTTATTAACATCTTCATCAACCTCAATATTCTTAAGGGTAATCTCTGTCTGGTCATCAGAGGTGGTTTGCACCGATTCAAACTCTTTCGTAATTTTGATGTTGGTGATAATCTTTTCAGACATCATTTACCTCCTAGGTAACTTTCACATTGATGTATGAGGTAGCAGACCTTGGAATCTCATCAAAGTTTGAATTGATATTACCTGTTGACTTAGGCGACGGAGAGGTTCCAATAAACATGCTCTCTATTTCGTGGTTGTGAACACTGTTAATGGGAGTATACAACCTTGAGTAAATAACCCTGTCACCAATGGAGTATTTGTCATCAATGTAATCAACGATCGCCTGCTTAATATCCTCGTCACCACTTGATGGAAACCCTTCCAGCGCTTTGATCTCTAGGTCAACATAGACGGGAACCTCAACGGGACGGATGAAATTAATATCCTGATTGAATCCCTGGGAGTCCACAATAGTTACTGTCGTGTTTCCGAACGTCTGAATACCCGCCGGTTTGTTTCTCCAGATGATATTAGCAATTTCCAGAGAGCTTCCGCCTTCTGCTACTGTTGTAATAGAATGCTCAGGAAAGCCTCTTTCATTCTCCTCACCTGTATCATTCTCATACACGACCACCTCCTCAATATCTTGAACACCAAGGATGTCGGAATAGATAGCTTCAAGTGTATTGGATGCGCGGGATTCCTTGGACATCTTGAATCTTTCTCTAAGCTCAGCGTCTGTCTCTCCAAGACGTCCTAGGGAAGCCTTTACAGGGTTGTTAACCCCTGTCCAACCCTTTACAGGGGCGGCAACCTTGTTAATCGTTCCGGGAGGCTGGTTGTATTCCCCATCCTCTGTGGACACAGCCGTGGAAACCTTCTCAACGCTTCTAGCCACAAGATGGGGTGATAGCCTGAAATCAACAGACTGGAAGGTATCCTTTGTGCGAAACTGGGCAACCTTATCATCGTCTTCTAAGACATTAGAATTGAAGGTCGATGTACCATCAACAAGGGTTGACAGCTCCCTTGCAATATCAGCCTCTGTATCGCCCGCAGAAGCCGTGTAAGAGACTTTAGAGTCTCCGTAGTACAAGTAGTAGTCTAAACCTGCAACGGCGTCTACAGGCTCTATTTGGAGCCCTGTGATGCCCTCAAGACCAAAGTATACAGAATCCTTTAGAGTATACCTCTGATTGGTGAAAGTGCTCGCCATTGCACTATCATCTGGAAGGAAGGTTTCGTAATCCGCTGTTAGAATAACGGGAGATGTTGTCGGCTTGGGCAAGAATCTTGTAAGACCTGCCAAAGCTGCCAACGCATCTAGAGAAACCCCTGTTGCTTTCTCTGGGGAGAAGCTGCTGTACACTTCCTCTGACGTTTCCCAAAGATCGGTAAGGGATGGGGTAACAACCCTCAATGCCCTTCCCAATACGCTGTTGGTATCTGTGGAGATGGATGATCCATATTGGGATACGGCTTCTTCCTCCATATCCTCTAGAATAGTCCTGAATCTTTTTAAGCTGAATCCTTTTGTACTCACGCCCGACATGGTTATCTCCTTAAAATTTATATGGTGAGTTCAACAGGGACAACCTCTTTTTTATTATCAGAGACGACTCTAAAACTCATTCTGTATTCGCGGGTTGTTTGATCAATGTTAGATGAGAAGGATTCCAGAGATACCACTCCTCTTGTGCTAAGGATCTTATTCTTAAAGATCATATCAATGCTTTCCTTGGCTCTCCTTTTACCGAGGATTGACTGGTAGTAAGGAACGCCTTCACTCTTATCTAAAAACCACTCCCCTTGGTATGTGAGAAGCTTGATGAGGAGCCTTTGCTTGAGGGATTCACTCTCGGTCTTGGTTAATCCAAAATCCCTCTCTTGGAATAACAATTCAATGTCGTGATTATCGTCTAATAGGATGTCCATTATTTTGGCCCTTCTGTTGTTCCGCTGCCAGATTCAATGCCACCGTGGACATGGTTTGCGAGAGATACTCCTGAAGCCTTGACATCGCTGCTTGAGGTGACATCGCCCGTGATATCCATAGACCCCGAGATAGACGCTGTAGAGCCTCCTGCCACGCCGCTGCCAACAAGTCCAGACGTGTATGTAAACACCCCTTGCACAAGCATGTCTCCCGTCACCGTTGTGGTTGGGGAATCAATCGTCATGGACGATGAAGCGTTAATAGCGGCTGTTTCAGAATTCACAACAGAGTCTTTGCAATTAACCGTAACGGTCTTGGGAGAGTTAATAGTAATGTCACCGGAAGACCCCAACCTGACCTCACACTCGCTACCTGATCCAATGTTGGTAGACATCACGGTATCATCTACAGAGTGCTCTAGCGAGCGCTTAGAGGGGTTGTTGACGGCTGCATCAAAGGTGTACAGTCCGGGGATTGCCATCGCATCCTGTTTACTATACTTTCCGAGATTTAGAGGCCTGTGGCTATCCCCAGCTCCTAGTTTAAACCTTTCAATGCTTCTTTGGGAGAATACACACAACACTGTATCCCCTTCTGAGACAGGGAATGAAAACTGCGCAGTACTCGAACCGGGGAACATCAGAGGGACACCTAAGATTGCTGCGTGAGGTCTCAAGCTTCCATCAGGTTTTACAACATCTACAACAGGCCGTACATCAACACGCTGGGTTGCTAGGTTAATATCTCCAACAACTCTACAAGGGATGGCTGTGAACATCCTGTTGACATGGTTATTTATGTACTGTCTTAAAAGACCTTCCATCCCTGAATCTTGCATTTGTAATACCCCTCCTAAATGTTATAGATTAACCCCCTCAAACCTCTCAAACCTCCCTTGCATTGATCTTGGAACAGGTGCAATTTATATTCCACTCTCCTCCTCTCCAATCACCAGCATAATCTACATTGTCCACCCTGTATATTCCTGTGACTATTGAGCTTTTCAATGACACTGCCATGCCCGGCTTTATCGAGGGATTCAAGAGGGCTTTGAATTTGACGCCATCAAACCTCTCAGGGTCTTCTTTCTGCATCTCTCCCTTGTCTGCAACAAAGCTGGGAGTTCCTATAAGCCCTGTTTCAGCGGTGATAACAAATGCTCTTTGGACTGAGTTGGGGGATTGGAACTTATCAAAATCACTCACGAAGATTTTGTGATCGTCAATCTGATAGTAGAAATCATAAGCGTGTGCTAGGTCTGATATGATGGACTTCACAGTCCCTTCTGCTGTATACCCAAACGCCATTACCTCAGAAAGCCTCTCACTATTGAATGACGCCTTCTCAATAGTGCTCGTCTCTTCTATAAGATACTCTATAACATCACGGGGCGTTGATCCTGACGGGAATGTTTTTGAGATATCGGACTTGTAAATAATTCCTTCCCCCGGAATACATTCCAATGTTGTAATACGATCCAATCTCCCCGTCTTTCCATTGGTTTTCACCTCTTTGATGATCCCCCTGAAAAGGGTCTTGTTAACACCATCCCAACCTACATTCAAGATGACGGCGCTCTCTGGCTTTTGGAGGTAGTTAACAGAATCTTCTGACAGGTTGTAAAGGTTTATCTCACATGTATTAGAAGACTTCTTGTTATCCACACTCTTCTTAATCCAAAATGATATCTGGAGCCCTGTGTCTTCCTTTTCATTTCCCTCTATCCTAAGACCTTTTCCAGAGCCAACCTCCCCAATTATAAGCTCGTAAGTCCTGTTAAACTGAAGAACGTTCATAGGTTGGCCTTTTTATCATATGGAAAAAACATAAGATAATGTGTCTCGTATATATGTCTGTTGTCAGGAACTTCCAAACCGATATGTCCAGATGTCTCAATAGGCAATAAGTAGAAGTCCCCTCCTAATGATGGAAGGGCATACTGATCCACCAATCCGTACAAAGGTACGAGAGGTGTTGAAAGCAGTATAGGATTCTCTTCAGCATCCAAAATGTCCATGAAGTATTTATCCGACCTACTATTATACCTAAACCTCAGTGTATGAGTTTCCTGCTTGATCCCTATTGTATAGCTGTAGAACGCGTTGTCATACAGAGGGCAATTTATTACTTCCATGTTCAATCCCCCAAGAGTGCTTTTATTTTATCGACAATCCCAGAGCTGGCATCGAATCCAATTTCTCTGAACGTGTCTCCCATGACTTCAATATGCCTCTTATTTTCATTGACAGGGTTGTCTCCCATGTCCGTTTCTTCGGATGTCTCGTCCCCTATCTCTCCATTAGCTTCGCCACCATCGCCATCACCATCGCCATCGCCAGATGCTGATGCGGTGTTTGTGATCTCAATATCAGACTCTTTGATATATGCTTTCTTGACCTGATTAAGAGTTAGATCAAAAGCCAGAGAATCACCCGTCCCTACTTCCTCCTTATCACTATAATTCAGGATGTAGCAATTCTCATATTGTCGTGTTGAGATGTATCTGCCTGTCCTGATATCAAAGTCATAATCAAGAAGGGTTATCCCCTCTGCTTTCTCCCAAGCCTGCTCAAGCCTTTCTCTGGCAACTTGATGGGAATACCCCCTGAATTCATCTAAGGTTACAATATCTGTATTCGACGAACCAACAACCTGTCCCAGTATTCCGGGGAGGAAATCCATCAGGCTTGGCAAACTCTCCACATGAGCCTCTTCAACAGGGGTGTTATATTCCCTATCAACCGTATCTGAAAACTCATAGGGTCGTGTAAAAGGGTTGTGGAAGTCGGCGGAGGAAATGACACCTTTTATAACAAATCTCGGATTGCTCTTTGATACGTGATCCGAAACAACTCCAGAGGCGTCTACAGGGTGGCTTGTGATGTTGTTACTTCTCTCCTTATTGTAGTTGATAACAGCATCCAAATATAGAACACTGTCATCCTCAAACATTAATGCCAGTGCCATATAATGCACCTCCCTTCTTGTACGTGATGGTCATCTCTCGTCAGCGGATTCTTGGACTGAAGCGCTACTTGTCATTCTTTGGATTGTCCGAAGAACTTCATCTGAAATTTCTTTGGAGTTCTCTCCTTCTATGTTGAAGAAGACATCCCCCGATATAATCATCTGTCTTGCCCTATTTTTCTCTTGGAGAGTTTGCGTCTGACGTAATGCAGGAACATCCCAGTCTTGTTTTGATCCCGTCCCTCTCCACCAAGGAATATCGTTCTCCCTGCGGATTTTAAGATCCCTGAGCATCTCGGACGTCCTCTTCTCGCTTACGATACCACTTGTCATGTCAGGTAAAAAGGAAGCGGCGATGGTCGCCCTGCTTAATATTTTCCCCACTGCCGACGCAACCGACGCAAACTTACCCGTGCCCTGTGCCCATCCCGGCTTTGACGAGGGCCAGTTGCTGGGTGTTTTGGTTTTGGGGGTTGTTGATGTTGCTGGGGTAGTCGAAGGTATCTTTGGCTTGCCCCCAAACGGACTACCCTTGAAAGCCCCTTTGACCTTGCCCATAACTCCTAACAAAGTCCTAAGAGCGAACACAGAGCCTAGAATTGTTATTGCCCATTCTTGCCAGCTCAATGACTCACCATCTATGACCTTGGCCACGCCTGACATTGCAGGTAGGATAAGCGCCCATACTATAAGCAATCGTCTTGACCATCTGAACAATGATGCAAAGACGCCCACGAGAATCTTGATCTGCGCTGCTGTCTCTGGAGAAGAATTCTCAAGCTTGTTCAACTTTGAGGTCAGGCTTGTGATAAGCTCGATTGGCCCTCTAAGAGATGATGCGAGTTGTCCTGCTGCGGCACCCAGAATAGAAAAGAAGGTTTCTGATCTCAAGAAGAAGTCGGAGAGAGTGTTGACTAACCTTCTAACACCCTCGTCAAACCCAGCTTCGTTGAACGCCTTGTTCGTCATCCAGACGTTTGTCTGTAACCTTCCTAAAGCTGCGCCCGTATTATTGATTGCTTCTTTGAGGGCACCACCTTGGTTAGCGGCCTTCCACATCTCCTCGCCAAACGCTGGGAGGATTTTCTCTGACATCAACTTACCGGCTTTCATAGCCTTGTTCATTGATTCTATGGAAGCGTCTTGGGTAATACCCGTCTTGTGAGCTGCCCGTGCCATCGCTCTCATAGCGCCCGGAAGCTGATCGCCCATTTGTAATTTAAGTTCCTGAGCCATGACCTGTCCTGAAGACATCATCTGGCTCAAAGCACGAAAGATTCTCTTAGAATCTGCTGCTGATAGGTTTAGAATCCTAACCTGTGCAGCAACACCTTTAAAGGTATCTCTTTGCTCTTTTAGACCTATCGTTGTATCTCTGGCGGATGCAGCAAACTTGGCATAGTCTTGGCTGATATCCCCCATGAACAAACCCATCTCTTGGGATAGCTCGTGGAGGTATTCTACTTCTGCCTGACCCTTCTCTTTTGAGCCTGTAGCACCTGTCAAGCCTTGCTCTACTGCTTTGTATCCTTGGTAAGACTGTACTGACTTGGCAGCAGCAAAGCCCCCTGCCATGATCCCAAGTCCCGTGTCAGAGTGCAATGCTGAGATAAGTCTGTGATTACCAGCTTGCCGAGGTGATCCCCCAGCGCCTGTTCTATCTCTTACGGAAGCTGCTGCAATCTTGGCACGCTTTAATCGACGGTACTGTCTGATAATAACGTCAAGTTGCTGGGAGCCTCTTTTCTGAGTGATGTTTCCACGCTTCATCTCGGCACGTACATAGGAAAAATCCCTACGAGCCTGCTTCAGCTTTGAGGACTGGGAATCATACCTCTTACCGATTTGTCCAAGCTTCTGACGGGTCTTCTCAAGGGCTGCCTGTTTGCGCTTCTCATTTGCTTGCGCCTCTCTTGCCGCCTTCTGCTCAAGCTGCCCAATCTTATTGCTGACACGCTTGTGGGCTTCTAACTTTTGAGCCTGTGTAGCTCGGGCATCTCCTGATATCCTTTTCGCATCAGACCTAGCTCTCCCAAGGTTGGGCGGAACCTTTGGATAGTCTCTTGCAATGCCCTGTGAGAAGGATTTAGGTGCGCCACCTGCCGCGGGAGCTGTCTTAGGCGTGCTCTTAGGTGTTGCCGCGGGAGCTGTCGCGGGAGAGCCCCCCATAGCCACTACACCAGACTGCGAAGCGGCCCTTGCAGCACCTCCAGAAGCGGCAGAGCCCCCTGTAGGAATGAACGAACTATTACGAAGGATGTTACCCTGTTGGATAGCCGCGTTAAGTGCTAACTGGGAATTCTTAGCCGCCTTGGTTGCACGATCTACTCTACCAAGTCCTCTGACAGCACCCTGTGCGAATCTAGCCTGTGCCATAGACGCATTGCCAAAAGCCCCTACTAGCCCCGACTTGCCATCTACTTGCTGCTTTAGTTTTCTAAGCCTTCCTTGGAATCTTTGTAGCCCTTTTTCATCTACTCTGAATCCTAGCGAAGCATAGAAGTTTGCTATGTTGCTGGACATTTTAACCTCCGAAGGTGCTGTTCTACTTGTTGGCCTCTGCGTCCCTGTTGGAAGCAACCTCTAAACTGTTCTCAATATCAATAATTTCTAACAAATCATAGGCGTCTTCTACAGAGTAATCTCGATCAAGGTCAACCAAGGATGCGTATTTATTCTTAACGATAACGTAAACCTCTGGTTCCATGTCAGAGCTTTCTACAAAGTTGTTCCACACCCTCGAAGTTTGATTATTACCGTCCCCGGACCCTTCACTTACTGATCTGTATCTCCGGGGACGATTGAAAAAACATCAGAGAAGTTGAATGAGATCACCTCCCAAAGTAGCTGGAACAGTTCTCCGTAGTTGCCGCTGAACTGTTTGTCGAAATCAATCGCGTAACTGTTGCAACTTACACCTTCTAGAAGTGCTTCAATAGTGGACTCATCAAGTTCATCTAGGTTATCTGCCACAACCTCAAGCATTCCTCCAAAGCCTACCTCTTCATTCTCATCCTGACCATACAAACGTCCTAACGCTGGAAGCATAACCTTGGCAACCTGCTTCCCTAGCTTGATGCCCTTACGAGCGCCGAACTGTTCAAGCATGTATGTGTTCTCATTGATTGTTACTTTCTTCTGCTCGCGCATAACTATCCCCTTATTAGATTAGAATTCTAGTAGTGACCTTGAGTTGTCTGTTAGGTCGTGCCTCGTGAGGAATTCATAATGGATTTTCCATGTATTAGGAGTGGCGCTCTTTAAGCTGTATTCAAAATTGGGCACACCTTCTAGGTAGGCGTTTCCAGCTTGCACTCCCGTTCCTCTACTCCCCGTATCATGTATCTGTACAAGAAGTTTTCCTGTCTGTTTGAAGCTGTCCTCTGAAGCTATCTTCGTAAGGACGCTGTTGTCTCTATGGGTGTACATCACTCTAAATGTGATAGTACCTGAGTAATCTCTTGTATTAACTCTTGTGGCCTTCCCTCTAATACCCGCCACATGCCTAAAGGTCGGAGAGTTCTTCTCAAAACTTATGAACTTGTCATCCGCAAGACCTTCTATTCTGTAATCATTAATAGTGAGGACGATATCTTTAGGGGAAAATGTGCCTACCTGTAACATAAACTCTCCTTACCCCAATCCAAGCTGTTTTGTCAAAGAGGAAATATAATTAATTGAATCCCAAGTGTCTACGTCGGTATTTCCACCAATAGCGAAAGATACATTTGTGCATCTGATCTGCCATTCTCTTGAGACAATCCCTTTTTCGTACTTAGCTTCCGGGGGCTTCTCTATCCAGCAAAGGCCGCATAAGAACACAGATGTGCCAGAGGAGTCCTTGGCGAATATTGGGAAGATTCCATTCTGGGTAAGATTATCAACCTGTGAGAGAAGGTTTAGGATTTTATTAGAGGGGGAGGTCTGGGAGAGGGATATTGTCAGGGTGTATACCTGATTGGGGACGTGTGTTCGTTCTGTGGTTCCTAATGCACCTACTGAAGTTTCATAGAACTTTTCATCTTTCTTGAGATTGATGAGAGAGTCTTCGCTGAAAGAAGTTACTTCATATATAGCTCCTAGTATCAACGTAACTTCAGAGGGGTCATAAGTTTGCAAAGACATGCTTATACCCTCTTAGGTTGATGGGGCGCGGAAGCGCCCCCTTTATACTGTTATTCTAATTAACCGCCTACGTTTCCACCAAGCTTGTTGATAGCGCTTTCATCTTCAGTGGAGAAACTTCCATTGCCGCCGATAGTATACTTCGGGAACGGCATGCGAACCATCCACTCACGGCCTTCAATAGAACCTCCACCTGCAAAGCTCTGAGTAGGCTCTGATTGGATGTAAGCGTATTCATCAACGTAGAGGGTTGTCCCCGACGTGTCTTTGACAGTCATTGTGAATGTTCCATCCAAAGTCTCTCTGTCCTCATTGAGAAGGAGACTAAATACATCATTAGAATGTGATGTCTGGGATAGTGTCAGAGTGATGTTAAACGCCTTGCTGGGCTGATGTGCGCGATATTCTTCACCACGAGCGCCCACTGTTGGAGTAAATCGTTCAGTAGCTGGTTCAAAGGACACGAATGTGCCCTCTGCAAAGTTTGTTACAATGTGGTTAATGTCATCATTGGAAATGATAACTTCCACAGCATCTGGGGAGAAAGTCTGGAGACCTGCCATTATACCTACCTCTTGTTTGTTGTTGTGTTAAATTGTCAAGGTGCCCTTGATATTTACAAAGTGAACGGCACCTGCCAATGTTGCGGTAAACTCGAAACCACTTGCAACACGGTTGGCACGATCGTTCGGACTGGCCTTTCTTGGATTTGGTACAGTAACTTCAAACCCCGGAATAAGACCTCCAACAGCAACACCTTGGCTAAGAATCTCTGTGATACGTCCTTCAATGATAGCGAATCCAGCTTTTGAGTAGGGAATCTTTTCAGAGTTTACAAGAGTCATGTAAACGCGTTCTCGAATTCGTGCTTCGATCCAATCGGAGAACCGAATAATATCAGCAAACTCTCCATTGACCATACGACCTTCCTGAAAGATAGTACGCCCACCAACATCTGAATAGGTGTTATAACCTTTGCCGTAATCGTACTTGGAACCTTTTAGTACAAGGTCTTGGGTAGTTGTTAGCTTCGACGGCGTTACGCCTGTCACTGTCCGGAACTTCCATGTGGTGCTGCCGGGGTCTTTAGGAGATTGAAGACCAACAATAGCGCACTCGGGGGACTCGTCTACATTCTCTGCGTAGATCAAGAAGGTTCTAAACATCTCCCGTGACTGTAGAATCGAGCCAATATCACCTTCCTCACGGGCATCAAGAGCATCACGTCCTTTGTAAGATGCGACGTAAAAACGCCCTGTT